ACTACTGCGAATCTCCTTGTCGGAATCTACAGCGACGACGACGGCGTGCCTGACACCCTCCTTGGCTATGTCACCTTGGACGTCACCAGCACCGGGTACATCTCATCAACCAGTTGGACTGGCGGCCCGCCCGATCTTGTAAGAGGAACCCAGTATTGGATCGGCTGGGTCCGTGATGCTGCTGAGTCAATGGCGTACTATAGCCAAAAGATAGCACAGGCCACTGGCCTCGGAGTCTCAGCCGGACCCGCCTATGTCGGCTATACCTACCTCGATGTGTCTCATTCTCTCTCACTACCGGCTACTGTCGATGCGGCGGACATTGAAGCCTCGCAGACCGTCATGGTTCCTGATTTGGGGGTGAAGTTCGATTGATGTATCGCACTTGGAAGAAGACGACCGACGAGGGCGTTGAAGAAGGCGAGTATGATGTTGACTGGGATTGGATCAGGAAGCACCGAAACCAATTCCTTGAAGAAACTGACTGGCGTTTTATGTCCGATCAATCACCTTCAGATGAATGGATTTCATTTCGCAAAAAGTTACGCGACCTCCCGCAGGATTTCCCAGACTCCGCAAACGATGCCTGCGATAATTTCCCGGTGATGCCTGATGAGTGAACTCAGCGAGAAAGCCAAAGAGATGGTCATGGAAAATGGCATGGCTTTTTTGCTCGGCTGGATTTTGGGAATGGGCTTAGGACAAGTACTCTGGGACTCCATCACCGGGGTGCTTTGATGGCTAAGAAACCGAGCGACCAAGTTTTTGAGTTGAGATTCTCACTCCAAGATTATGAACGTGAAATGTTCAACTCGGCAATCGGCGCGTACCAGATGAATCGGATAATGACTCCGATAGTGACTTTGATGAACGATGTGACAGGGATGATTGTATTCTTGACCATTCTCGCCGCTGTCGGTGTCACTGGTGTGACCTTCACCTTCCTAACTGCCATGTTGACCAGTGACTCAAGCGTGGCCGATGCCATCGACGCATTCACCACTCAGAGGCAACAGGCGATAGCGGCCGGCGCGACAGTCGGTGTATTCGGGCTTTCAAGCCCAATCACGGCTCAAATCCTCTCTATGTTCGGTTTAACCCCTCAAGAACCATGAAGATGATGCCAAAGAGTGGGGGGTAACGGCTACGATTTGGGGCCGTCGGTCCCTCAATCAGTCCAAAATAAGGATTTGTTCTCACAACAGAACGGGTGAGGCGCGGGAAAAATCACGGCATCGACTGCGAAGACATGCTTGCATTGAATACAAATTAACTTCACTCGCTCGCCTCCGGGCCGAATAGACGTAGATCCATCATGGAGGCGGACTCCGGGGGTTCTTCGCCGTTAGCAACGGCGAGGATATGTTCTTGAAGAAATTGGACGGTCTTCTTCGACTGTCTCAACTGCACAGATAGTCCGACTCTGTTCGCAGGTCCGTTATCCTCGGTGAACTTGATTGCGTAACGAATCTCTGAACTCTTCATGCGAGCCGGCCATGATTTGTAGATGCGATAGGCTTCGTTGTCAAGGGTCGCTGAGATTAGGTGCATTCAATCACTCCCGTCTAGTCGGTATTTAGAATCTGAACATTCTGGATTCATACAATAGGGTTCAATTCCCATTATGAATCCTGTATTGGCAAACATCAAACTATTCTTTTTGCAGGTCGGGCAAATTCCACTCATTCAACTCGCCTCCTTCAGGAACACGTCTAGGAGCCTTCGACAGTGCGGACAGGGGATAGTGACCTCAAACGTCCTTGAACTGCGTGGAGTGTCGTCTATGGCCTTCATTCAGCACACCTCTTAATCCTCGCTTCCAATTCCTTGACCGTGGAACGCACATGCACACCACCACAATGAATGCAATCTCTATACATGCACTTCATGCTCTCACCACCTCATAGAATCCACACCGCATGCATTTCTGAGTCATTATCGCGCCTGTGATCGGATGAAAGGTTCGATCAAACCAGTGATAAACTCGCGGTCGATCTTCTGCGAAGCAAGTATATACTCGCCCTGTCGGACTATGTGTCTTTTTGTCTATAGTGTCGCTCATCTTTATCACCTGTGGAGGATCGGCGTTCAGTGTGGATGCACTCGTTCTCCGACCCTCCACTTGAGGGGAGGGGCCTACCATATATTATTGTGCCGGTTGTTGAAGTCATGGCTTCTGGGGCTCCGCCCCATCATCCACACCCCCTCCCGCCGGCAATGACTAGCCCACTTCAGCCACCGACTATCAAGATTCTCTAGTATTTTGAGTGAATTCGGGTCGTGAAGGCAGGTTGATAGACGGTCGGCTCCCGGTTGATGAACATGGTAGATGAGATAACCCTGTTAATCGCCCTTGGAACGCTGAATTTGCTCGCTCTGGGCGGTCTTTCGTTGTGGATCAGGCGAGAATTAGAGGATTCAATGGCCCAACTCGACAATTCTCTCGCCATGGCTCTGAAAAACACGATTGAGAACCTGACAGGTGAAGGCGTGATGGCTTTTGAACCACCGAACCCGATCACTACGGCGATAGGTCAACTCCTGATGGCCTCCGCACAAAAACAAATGAACACAGTCGAAACCACGATTACTTCACGCGGTCCTGACGGACAATACATTGAAAAACCGTAAAGATAGAATTATAACCGAGGTTTTGCTTCCCTTGCGATATGGCCCCACGCAAGAAGGCAACTCGACGCCGAAGAAAGCCGGCTCTGAATTTGTATGACATGGGAGTCGCGTATGGCAATCTGGCCATAATCACCAACGCGACTTTGGGATCAGGACCGATTGAAGCCCTCGGCGGGGCCTACGACATCGGCTACACCAGAACCGGGGATGTCGGCCTCGGACGCGGTTCGCAGATGCTCGCTCTCACTGGCGCCAGTCAGGTCAGCCTAGCCGACATAATGAACGCGCCCTCGATGAGTTTTGAAGCCATCATGTCCAATGCCCGCACCAATGCGGTGCCCGCCGCGTTGGCGGCCATTTCTTTTAATATCGGAGCCTCGGTTTTCAAGAAAATCATGAGGAAGCCATTCAATCAAGCGAACAAGTTGATCAAGCCCCTCGGCCTTAATGTGAGGATCGGTTGATATGGCCACTAATACCGTAGTGGGGATTCTGGTGGCGTCAGATGGGACTAACATCCCTTTGAATACTGAAATCGTAGAGGGTACAGAAACCACTTGCACCACGGATTCGGTCTACACCGGAACCAGCCAAAACATTGGGGATTTCGGACAGGGAAAGACCATCACTCATGGACTTATGCAGTTCGCTAACGGTTTTCAATACGCATATATTCTCAGGCAGGGAGTCGTTCAAAGTGTCATCCCGTGCTGCGTGAACGGTGCCTCGACTGCAACCCCCCCTCTATGGGCTCCAATCACTTTGATGGCAGGCGATCTTTTGCGAGTTATGAATCAGACCGCCGCGGATAGAGGGGCCGCCCTCTGTTATGTGACCAACCGCGGGACTCAAAGAATCGCGACTGTCACCGCTAGTGGAGGGGCCACCAATGCCCTCACGGATCTTCAGACTGGGAACAGCATCGGTGACACCGTCCAAGGTCAATCCTTGGTCGCCGCTTGGTTCACTAGCGTTGACTCTGGCTTGATAGAGACTCCCGGCGCTGTCGTCGTTGATGCGCTTGGAAACGTCGTCGGATCGGTGACCAATACCGACCCCGCGACTCAACAGGCTGTCTCTTCACCGTGCAGCATTCCGGTCAACTTGAACTTCGTCGCGCAGTACCTAACTTCGGCCTAGGGAGGCAGGGCTATGGCGATATCGAAGAGAGCGAAGGCGCGTCTGAAGATAATGAGCGCATCAGAGAAAGCAGCGGTCAAGAAATCCGCGAAACTTCTCTTTGATACCGAGTTAATGGGCGTCAAGCGGATGCGCGAAATAGTGAGATGGACCGAGAAGCGGTGATAGGATGCCGCTTCCAGATGCCCCGGCGCAGTCGCCTAGAGTCTACAAACTACTCAAGAACACCACGCTTGAGAACCTCACAGACGACGATTTCATCCTTGTTGCTAATCCGATTAGTATTGAATTGCTGAATGAAGATGAGTTAAGGCGCCTTTTGCTCGTTCAACTCGCACGCCTGACAGTTAAACAGGAATGGAACGGACTTTTGGGGAGTTAGAATGCCTCTTCCAGATGCCTCTAAGAAGTCGCCAAGGGTCTACACGCTGTTGCAGAACACCGATCTAGACTCTGTGACGTTCGCAAACGTGCAGGCTGTGGGCAATCCGATAGCGATTGAAGAGGCCAATGAAGATGAAATGCGCCGTTTAGTCTTGGTGAACTTGTGCAGATTGGTCACTTCTGGTGAGTGGACGGGGCTCCTTACATCTGGTGGTGGGGGTGAACAGGCGTATCAGATCCCCTCCGCGGTCCTTGGTGCGACTGGGCAGTTCAAGTATTGGAATATAGGTACCCAATGGGCCGGATGTGGTGGGACTGGTGTCTCTGCACAGAACCTCTCTGCCGAATCTCAATTCTTCAATCCCTTCATCGCCCCTCAGACAGGAGCCCCCGCCGGTGTCTCGATCACGGTGAACTCGGCAACAACCGATCAGAACCTATACGTCAGTTTCTATGACTCTAGCGACGAAGGTTCGGTGAAGGAGGTCACGCGAATTGCTCCGGTACTATCGGTGTCGATTGTGGCGAAGCCGAGGAGCGTTGATGGATAACCTTCGTCGCTAGAGTCATTGAAACTGACG